CAAGAAGTCTCTCAGCAGGAACACCATCCTCATTACCACCAGCAAGCTCTACTCTATAGACTGCATTAGTACCCTCCATTCTTGCGTCACCAAGGATTCTGAATTGGTAAAGCTCATTCAGATTACCAACGATATACTCACCATCAGCAAACCAGTCCTTACCAAATACAAGATAAAAGGGAGCTGTACCTGCACCAACATTACCGCTAGATGCTGTAACTACGCTACCATTCTCATCCCTAGCCTCAATAAGAGGAATGTTCTGGCGTGTACTTCCAATAACATCCCATGTGTACTCATCTGATGTGTCAAACTCCCTAGTTGGGAACTGACTTAGCAGGGTGTCAAGAGTTCTACCTCTCTTTTGTGCTAGAAGCTGAACCATAAGGTTACTAGCCTTCTGAGGTGCTGCTCTGAAGATTGCTCCAAGGTGATTGTCCTTAGTTAGTCCCTTCCAAGAGCTAAACTCCATCGTTTGAAACTTACCTAGTAAATTTCTAGCCATACTTTTGTTAAATTAGGAATTATTTAATGTTATTATAGGTCGAGTTTCATTCCCTTTCCTAGGATTGATTCAGTATCATCAACTCCACTAGCAAACTTAAGATTACCTCTTGAGTCCCTTCTAGTATTATTGATTTTCTGTTCCAGTTCAGAGAAGCCTCTCTTTACCTCTTTCTTTACTTTCTTTTTAACAAGACCATCAAGTGACTTAAGTCCATCAGTAAGAGCGTAAATGAGACCTAACTTAGCAAGAAACTCTTCACTGTTATCAAGTTCAAGCTTTTGAACTGCTGTGTAGATTTCTCCTGTCTTAGGGTCTCTATAGATAGGCTTGCTGATAGCATCATAAGCTTCCTGCCTTACCTTCTTATCTACATCTACGTCCTCAAAGAACTTGAGGTCTCCCTCAAGGATTGTCTTCTTAATTCTTTCAGCCTTTTCTTTGTACTTTTTCTTTTCCTCGTCCTTTGCTTTCTTGGCATCATCAAGCATCTGTTGATACTCTTCCTTGAAGAAAGTCTTGTTACTCTCAAGAGCCTCCCTTGCATCTTCAACATCTGTGCCACTCTCTATGGCTCTGTTGACTGCCTTCTCTGCTCTTTCTTTTGAGAATCCTCTGTTAATGTAATCCTGAAATAAAATCTTCTTTCTAAGAGTCTCACCTTGCTCACCTTCTGCACTAATAGCCTTATCGTCTATAGTATCAAGGTAAGCAATAAGTCCCTCATACTGCCTAATCTTATCAGGCTCTACATCATTATTAAGGGCTTCAGCCACTCTCCTCTGTTGTTCATCAAGACCTGCCTTGATTTGTTCATCAATAGCATCCCTGAAATCCTGAGCTGTCTTAATACCCTTAATTGTTTCTTCATCAAGGTCTGGGAAGATACCCTCTTCTGCAAAGGCGTTGGCAATGGAAGAGAAGAAGTCAGGAGAAGTACCATCCTCTGTAGAAGTAGTATCTTCCTCATTATCCTTGTGTTCTCCACTACCTACGCTCTCTGGCTTATCCCCGAACATATTCTCAGGGTCCACCTCAGCAGTGTTATTCTTGTCCTTGTTCTTGTCTTTGTCTTCACCTTCACCAGTTTCTTCTTCCTCTGGCTGGGTGTCCTCTTCTTGTTCACCGAATAATGAGTTCATCTGCTCATCATCCAGCATTGTTCCAAAATCTAATCCTTCCATGATTTTTCTCCTAATTAGTTTATAAAACAGTGCAAATATAAGAAAACTTTTTGTATCGTGCAATACAATAAGTAATTTACTTTGCCTAAGCAAGTTAAAAAGTTATGAAAAAATTTGGTTATGTTATTTATTTTCTATATTTTTGTCCCAAAATAAAAAAAAATATGAATGAAATTTGGGTAAATATCAAAGGTTATGAGTCCACTCACCAAATAAGCAATTTGGGGAGGCTCAAAATAAAAGGCAGGACTTATGTTAATAAACTGGGATTAACTCTTAGTCAAACAGGAAGAAGGGATAAGGATGGCTTTTTCAGGGTAGGTGTTACCCTGTGTAAAGATGGTGCTTCTTGTACTAAATTAGTAAACAGGTTAGTAGCAGAAGCATTCATTCCTAATCCAGATAATCTTCCAGAAGTGAATCATAAAAATAGGGATGTTTTAGACAATTCTGTTGACAACTTAGAATGGGTTTCCAGCGAATTTAACATACAACACGCTTTATTATCTAGGGAATCGTTGATAGCTTTATATAATCTTTCTAATAAAAAGGGACTCCCTCCATCTGATATGCTATTGAAGTTAGTCAGTAATTACACTGACTAACTTTTCTTTTATACTAATATACTAAAATCCTTAGATATGGGCATACTCTTGCTCAGCATTAAAGCATGGGCAAGCCTTGTTAGCAAATTTACTATGAGGATAAATATTTGCCTTAGGATACAACTTCTTCAACTGTGTTAGTAAGCTCAGTAAGGACTTCTTCTGTGCATCAGTTCTTGTGTCCTTTGGCTTGTTGTTCTTGTCTAGACCTCCTATGTAACAAACACCAATACTATGAGCATTGTGGTTCGTACAATGAGCACCTCCTATATTTATATGTCTTCCAGCATGGATACTTCCATCCCTATAGATTACATAGTGGTACCCTATGTCTGAAAATCCTCTAGCTAGATGCCATTTTTTAATGTCAGCTGTTGTATAGTTCTTACCTTCTACTGTAGCAGAGCAATGTACTATAATCTCATTGATAGTTCTCTTAGACTTAGCTAAGGTGCTACCTTTAAGTTTAGCCCAAGTATTATCTCCTACAATACCATCAGGTGTAAGACCATTTGCCTTTTGAAACTCTATTACTGCTTCTTCTGTTATAGGTCCAAATACTCCATCTTGAAAAATATGTAATAGTCCTTGTAGTTCCTTGACCTCAGCTCCCTTACTTCCCTTCTTTAGTACTATCACACTTACTTTTTGTTTTTTGTTATAGCTCTTTTTGGCATTCTTGCCCTTAGTTCACAGGTCATGTCATAGCAAATGTTATTCATTAACTCGAACATCTGCTTCCTAAGGTCTCTGACTTCATCTTCGAGAACATCATTTCTCTTCAAAGTTTCATCAAGTCTAGCTTTATTATCATCAGATAACTGCATGTAGAAGTCTAGGGACTTCTGCATATTTTCTATCAGATTGGTATCAACCTCTGCATTGTACTTCTTCTTAGCAAATATCCATGATACCCAACCACTAGTTACTGTGGTTATGAGTCCTATTACGCCAGTGACAATAACTTGGATGTCCAATCCTTGAGTAACTAATTCCTCACCCATTACTTTAAGATTTTTACGAATTTATTTTCCTTGTTTGTTATATAAGGACTCTTCTCTTCCACATTGACTTCCACTACAGTGTACTTCTTTTGGAACCACCTAATGAAAAATATCTTTGAAGGATTCTTATTGTATTCCTTCTTGCTGTTTATCACAACATACTGCTCACTATTAAAGGTAGGGGAAGCTACTATAGTTGATGGATAGTCAAGTCTTAATCTCAGGTTATACCACTTGTCCCCTATGAGAGTATCTACATGAGCTTCTGGGACAAAGATAGTATCTGACATATGAATAGTATCAGTCTTATGTGCTACCTTCACTTGATATTGGAGGTATTCTATCTTCTTGTTCTTAATCTTCAGCTCATCAACTACTTCTGCTAACCTAATATCTATAGAGTCTCTGCTTGCTCTTAGGTCATCCATAGTCATCTTGTACTCCCTGATTTCACCTTCTAGACCCGAGTTGCTGGCTCTATAGGCTTCTACATTTTGTAGTTCCTTCTCATAAAGATTCCTATATTGCTTAAGCATTACTCTTTGGTATAGTAATAGTCCACCAATGAATACAGCAATACTCACTAGTGCAATATATAAATACTTCTTCATTGTATCCAATTTTTATACAAAGATAATCATTATAAACGAAATATGCAACCCCCTAAGTAAAATCCTCAGGGGTTGCATATAAATAGAGTAAGTGTATGGCTAATAGGCACCTCTTTCTATTAAGTTTGTAAACACTCTATGCATCTTCTGAATCAATGCCGATATAACACAAAAATCCCCTAACTATCAACTAGTTAGGGGATTTATTTAATGCCGAAGAACCTCAGTCAGTTCACCCTTATATCAAATTAGTTCCTTAAAGCCTCGTTTCTTTTTACCTTTTGGTATCTTTCCTTCTCTTACTAAATCGTCAAATCTACTTCTTGAGAGGTTAAGGTAACTACAAGCCTCGTCCTTGCTTAACACTTGATGGTTTCTTACTTGTTGCCATAGTGTTTTAGTTTAATCGGGTGCAAAGTTAAGAAATTATTCTAACATTAGCAAATATTTTGAGTTAAATTTCTATAACTTCTTCCATATTGAATGATAATACCTCAGGATAACCCTTAGTAACATCATATTCAAATAATCCTTCTCTGCCTGAGATAGCTTTTATCTCAGTAATGTGAGACTGAGTTACGTTGTAGCAGTCAACTGCATATAGCTCAAGACCTCTTAGGAACTCTAAGGCATAGTCAACACTTACCTTATAAGGCTCTCCATTAAGCCACAGAGTAGTTACCTCTACACCACTATTCTTCTGAATAGTAATACTATTGATGAGTCCTACTCTTGTCTCTTTATCCAACCAGCACTTCTGCTCTCCTAGGTTGAAAGTATTTACCTCTTCCCCCTTGTCATAAGCAGCTTGCAGGTCTAGAAGGAGTTGTCTTAGCTCAACTGTATTAGGCATTTTATCCACCTTGATGGAGAAGACCTGTGTATCGACACCTTCCTCTTCATTCTCAATTGGTAAATAAGGTCTTGGAGAAAGGTTGATTAAGTAGATACCCTTCTTTGGGTTAATACTCTGCACTTTCTCAAATTCGTCTTTATTAACTTTTAACCAGTTCATATTGTTTATGTTTGAGTGAATATATAGTATCCTCTTTGGCTTTTAATTATAGTGGTATTCCACGGCTCTTTGCTTACTCCTCTCTGTATTACAGATTGAATAAGCATCTTGCTTGTGGTATGTATAACTATAAGTTTACCGTCTAATCTTGCTCTTATGTGCAGCTTAGTTACCTTCTTATTGAAAGCTACCTTGGCTTCGTAAATCGTGATAGCCTTCTTTAGTATCTTAGTTGCTGAACATTCAGGATGATAAGTCTTCTTAAATTCTGCAAAAGAGTGTGTACCTGTGTATTTCTGCCATAGGTGTCTGCAATCTGCATGGGATAGGATTCCCCAATAGGAGCCTAGAATATTAAGGTCTTTATCTGTTATGTCATTGAAGTCCATAGAAGTTATCTTGTCAATGAAGTTAAGCTTGATATGCTTCCTTATTGCAATGTGACTCCTTCTAGTAATATAGCCTAGGAAGTCTATACCTCTGTCTGCAATGGAGAATACTTGATAGTTACTCTTGAGTTCTACATGTAATTCTGTCATTTGTGCCTTAATCTCCTTTAGTAATTCATGCAATTCCTCTTTGGTTCTTCCTAGGATGACTATATCATCGCAATATCTAAAGTAGTGTTTTACCCTTTTCACCTCTTTAATCCAGTGGTCAAAATCACTAAAGTAGAAATTATTAAAGTATTGTGATGTATAGTTACCAATAGGAACTCCTTTCTCACAGCTGTCTATGATTACTTCAAACAACCATTGTAAGGTCTTGTCATTGAACTTTCTGTTTAGCTTCTGCTTGAGTATCTTTTTGTCTAAGGATGGATAACATTTATGTATATCAAGCTTTAGACAATAAAGATATTCCTTATCTCTCAGAGCAGCCTTTACTCTTTTCAGTCCTAAGTGTATGCCTCTAGTCTTGATTGAGGAATAGGTGTCCATGATGAAGCTTTCCCTAAATATAGGCTCACAATAGTTCATTATAGCATGTTGTACTATCCTGTCCTTCATAGGTAGCTTGTAGATTTCTCTCCACTTTAGTCCAGTATATAACTGGAATATAGTGTACTCAGATACTCTATATCGTCCACTTTGTACTTCCTCAAGCAGGTTCTGTAGGTATGTCTCAGGGTCTTTGTCTATTTCTCTTACTTCTTCATAATGTTTTTTACCTTTTGTAGCATTCTTATACGCTGTTCTAAAATTCTCAATAGTTAGGATTTTCTCAGACAGGTGTTTATATATCTTCATCCTGTTGATTTAACGGCTTTAGTCACCTCAGTGATTTCAGTATGTACCCCCTAGGAATTAGGAAGTACATACTTTATCACCTACTATGCTTAATAACCCATTCTTTATTTTTCACCAAGAGGTGAGGTAGAGTAAATCAGTTACACAATAAATAATCCTTAATCAACAGCAGTAACTGAGAGCCAATATTCGCATTAGTATTAGAAGTGTCATTATTCAAATTCAGATAACTAACACCACTATTAGCATTAGAACCATTATTACTACGATTAGTTACATTGCTAGACCTAGTATTGACATAGGCCCTTTTTGTTTCTAACTAAACAATGCTCTACTACTGGATTACTCTACCCTTTTTGTTAAACAATCTAGTTAATTAACACTCAAATTTTTATAGTTCTGATACCACAGTCACCTTACCATTGTAGAGCAACCGAGAGCCAATAACCGCATAAGTACCAGAAGCGCCACCAGCCAAATGCAGACAACCAACACCACCATCAGCAACAGAACCATAATAACCACGAAGAGCCACATTGCCAGACCCAGCACCGACATAG